AACCGAGTCTGGCCTTTACGCGCTCGTTTTCAAAAGCCGGAAACCGGAAGCAAAGGCTTTCCGAAAATGGGTGACTAGCGAAGTCTTACCGGCCATTCGCAAGACGGGCGCCTATCAACAACCCGGGATATCGGCGCTCGACCAGTTCGAGGCAATGATCAAAGCAGCCAGGGAACAGGAACGCCGCATGGCGGAGCAGGATCATAAGCTCGCCGAGGTTCGCGCACTTGCGATCCAGGCGAACTCTTACAACAGCTCGGATACGGGGTTTTTGACCGTTCGCGCATACGCGAAAATACACAGAGTCCGGTGGTCGCTTGCCCACGCCCAGAGCGTTGGTCAACGCGCTGCAAAACTCTGCCGGGAGGATGGAATTCAAATGGGCCACGCCCGCGATGAATTATTCGGGCAGGTCAACAGCTACCCCGTTGAAGTGCTCGACGAGGTTTGTGGCGAGGAAATCGCGAAAGGAGATTCCCGATGAAGGACAGAACCGTTCCGCTGCTGAGCGTCCGAGCGTTCGCAGCCATTCACGGCTGGGCGTTGTTGCCCACCGAAACAAAGCAAAAGGACCAAATCGCAGAAGCATTGTGCCGCGAGTTGGGGATCGGGATGGGCAGCACAGAGGACGAGCTGTTCGGGGTGCTCAACACCTATCCCTTGGAAGTTCTCAATGAAACTCTCGGCAAAGAGATCGCGAAAGAAACCGAACTATAATGGAATCAACCCCCGTTAATTGGGACGACGTTAAGGCGTTCTATTTGGAAACTCGCAGCTATAAGGCCGTTTGCGAACGGTTTGGGATTCCGATTGGTTCCGTCAAATCACGGGCGCATCGCGAAGGATGGTCGGATGGTATGCAAAGCGACGCCAATCCGGGTATGCACGGTATGCAAAGCGACGAGCCAATGCATACTGAGAACGGTTCTGGGTATGCAATTCCTGAACCATCGCATACCCAAGAGCCCGACGAGCAACCATCTGGTATGCATACCGACGCCAATCCTAGTATGCACAGTATGCAAAGCGATGAGCCAATGCATACCACGGAAACAGGTAGCGCCGATTCCATACCATCCGCTTCATTCTTCTGCCTCCCGAACCTCTCGACCGGGTGCGTGAAACCCGGCGAGCCCTGGGCGTTCCGCAATGGCACGATGCCGCAGGGCATGACCAAGGATGAGTTTCGCACGTGGTCAGCAGATGCAAAAACGCAGCACCTTTTCTATTCCGCATTCGAAGGGGCCAACGCCGCATTGCGCGTGACCGAGACCAATCCGGCCACGCTCATGCACGGCCTGGTCGTTGATTACGACGCGCAAGTATCGCCGGAAGAGCGGGCAGCCTTCATGTCGCGGGCTTCCGTTGCTTATCCCCCGAGCTACATCTGCACCACGTTCTCGGGCGGGGTGCGGCTCGTTTGGCTTTTTGAGGGGCCTCTGCTCCTCTTCACCAGGCGCGTCACAGTGGAGTTTCTCTCGCGCATCAAGAAGGAGTTGAAGCTCAAAAAGCTCTTCCCCGGTATCGACGATGAAGCGCTCGCGCGCCCCAGTCAGTATTATCACTGTGGCCTCGATTGGGAGGTACTTCCCACGAAGCCGCTCTCACTTGATCTCCTTTACTCGTGGGTCATTTCGGTTTCCCAAAAGGCCGAGTGGGGCGAGTTCGGCGATGAGATTCCCACGGCTCGGGTTGCCGAGGAAGTAGAGAAACGCTTCCCCGGTCGTTGGTCCGGTCCCTTTGAGATTGGCGCTCGAGGCTCACGTTTCTGGGACGACACAGCTTCCAACCCCACCGCAGCCATCGTGCGCTCCTCGGGGATGCAGTGCTTCACCGGGACCAAGGCGTTCGTGTCTTGGGGCGAGATTCTCGGACGCAAGTTCGTGAATGAATTCCGCGCCGAGACCACGGGTGCAGCGATAAAGGACACCTGGTTTGATGGCCGCGATTATTGGCGCAATGAAGAGGGGCTGTGGCGGGCATTCAAAAAACCCGACATCGCCATGCATTTTCGAGTCGCTCATGGAATTTCTGACGAGCGTCGACGGGGCGTGGCTGCAACGCCGATGGATCAGCTGCTCCATCAAATTCAACGGACCAAGGCGGTGGATGGGGCTGCGCCTTTCATTTACAGGAAAGACACACGGGTCAATTTTTGCGGAAAACAATATCTCAACATCGCCCGAAGTATCCTGCTTCCTGCCGCTGATGGGCCGCAGCCATGGGGTGTGTGCTTCCCCTACATCGCCGAACTGCTGGACGGATATTTTGATTCCCAAGAGCAGTTGCCCTTTTTCCTGTCGTGGCTGGCTTATGGCTATCATCAAGCCGTCAAAGGCAAACCCAGCAACGGACAGGTTGTATTCCTTGCGGGCGACGTCAACCAAGGCAAGACGCTCGTCTCCAACGTGCTCGTTGGCGATCTCTTCGGCGGCCACATGGACGCCAGCGATTATCTGCTGGGCGAGTCGAAGTTTAACAAGGAACTCTTCGAGGTGGGGCTGTGGACCGTGGACGACACGGTGCCCTCTTCGGATCCCCGCAGGCAGCAGTTGTATTCCGCGATGCTCAAAAAGATCCCGGCTAACTACGCCTTCCAGTATCACCCGAAGTTTCGCGATCCGATCATGTTGCCGTGGGCGGGTCGCGTCCTGATCACTTGCAACGCCGACCCGGAATCCATCCGCATTCTGCCCGACGTTGAGATGAGTCTGCTGGACAAAGTGATGCTCTTCAAGATTGCCACGGTGGAGCGTGACTTTATGGATGCCGCCGCGCGCATCCGTGCCGAGTTGCCGTTTCTTGCCCGGTTCCTTCTCGACTACAAGATCCCCGACCAATGCCGAGGTGACGCTCGGTTTGGCGTCAAGTGCTACCACCACGCCGATCTTCTTGAAGAAGCCCGGCAGTCGGGCCGCACGGCGGGCTTTGCGGAGCTTCTTGAAATCTTCCAGCGCTCCTTCTTTTCCAACAACGCTGTGCTCGAGTGGGAGGGTAATGCCACGGAACTCAAGCAGGCGATGCTCAGCGACGATGCAATCCGCCCGCTGATCGAGCCGTACAGCGTCGACAATCTCGGTCGGCTACTCGGCAAACTTGCGTCCCAATCACCGCCATTTCACGGCCTTAGCCGCCCCCCGAAGCGCCACGCTTCCCGCGTCTGGCGTCTCACCCACCCCGGCGTGCGACCAGAAAGCTGCCCATTTTGAACCCCCGAAACGAAAGCAAATGACCGTCTATTTTATCGAAACCAACCCCTATTCGAGGTTCAAAACGGACCAACGATCACTCCGACTCGCTGATCCGCGCCTCATACGAGTGACGAGAGGCACGGTAGTGCCGCGTCTGGAAGTCGCTGGCGGCGAGTGCCTTAACCTATGCGCGGCACTCGTGGCACTCATTTTGAGAAAAAAAGCTATATATACACGAGGCGCATCACACGTAGCGGGCGCGCACCGCGCATTCATACTATATACATCTCTAATATTTAAGAGTCACGAGTGTCTCAGTGCCGCGCAACAGAGTAAAAAAGGCGCGGCACTCAGCGCGGCACTCAGTAAAACCGAATTTGAGTGTCGCGCCTTCGCCTTTTCACTAGCGAAAGGAGGTCGCCCATGAGCGACAACGACTACGCTTCCCGCCAGGCCGAGAAAGATCGCGCATACGCAGGTTGCTACGACACACCCGAGGCTATCAAGTGGATCGCTGCCCTCCCGCCCGCCGAGCGCCAATCCCTCGAAGTCCAGGGGTTGCTCAAACCGATGACGGATCGAGCCGGGTCAACAACCCGCGAGGAGGACGCGGCCGAGATGGGCGAGGCCTCCGTGGAAGCTCCTCAGATTTCAGCCTGCGATTCTCTCGATGCGGTCCTGGCCGATTATCCGCACCTGGAAGCCGTCATTGAGGAACGCGCCCGAAAAATGAACGGTGGCAGCTGCGGCGGAGAAACGCTCCGCAAACTGGCACTGCTTTTTATCGACCAGAAACGCCGCGCTCTCAACGCCGACTGCCTCGCGTTTGTCGCGGGGCTCTCGTTCCGCATGGGCGAGAGCGGGACAAGCCTCGCCAAGAAGCATGGCATTAGTCGCCAAGCATTCCATAAGCGTTGCAGCGAGTTGATGAAACAGCTTGGCTTGCCGCCCTCGCGCGCCATGAAAAGCAAGAACGCTCGGGAATCATACCTAGTCTCAAACCGCAGATGGGGACGCTGAAGCGGATTCTAGTCGTTCTGTTAACGGAACGACTAGAAATTGACATCCCCTCGTTGGGAATGAACGACACTTCTCTGACCGCCGCCGAAAACGCTGTGCAAATTCCTGGCGTCCGCGCTACACGCCTCGGGCTTGAAATCGCCGAAGACCTCACGCCCGAAGCTACCGCCACCCTATTTGCTTGTCTCGAACACATCGCCAGCTGCTCGAATTGGCTATGGGGTGATGCTCTTGCTTACGCTTCCCGCAAGTGGGGCAACCGCTACGTTGATTCCAAATACAAGCAGGCGTCAGAGGCCACAAGTCTTGCAGTTCAGACCCTCAAGAACGCCCGTTTCACCGCAGAGCGCATCCCGATGACTCGCCGCCGCACCAAACTAACCTTCACGCATCATGCCGAAGTTGCGTTCAACTTTAGCGACGAAGCCCCACAGGAACAATGGCTCGACCGCGCAATTTCCGAGAAATGGACCGCGATTCAGCTGCGCAAGAACATTCGCCTATCAAAGCAGGAAATCCATGAGGAGCCGAACCCCGAAGTCGGGAAATACGACCCGTGTGCCGCCTACCTCACGTTGGCTGGATGGTTGCGTGAACAGAATCCCGAGGAGTGGCCCGATGATCAGGTAACCACTTGGATCGACGATCTGCAGCCCATCACTGAATTTCACAAACGGCTTCTTGCCATTCGCGCGCGCTGATGGAAACACAACTCACCCAAGATCAGCAAGAGAACGGCGCGGTTCATCGTCCCAGTTGGTACGCGCCAACCCCACAGGATAGGCGCGAACCTTCGTCCAAGTGCTGCGGCGCTCCGTTTGTTCGGATGAATGCGGACACGTTTCGCTGCCTCGGATGCTCCCAAATCTTCACTGCCTGGAGTCTGCGTAGACTCGGCATTGATTCAATCCGGATCGGTTGACTGCACCGGAGAAGATGCAACACATGAGCATACGGCGCGATAGCAGAGACGCCTGCGAAGCAAGCAGCCATGGGCCTTCGTTGACAAAATATTTCGGGGTCCCTGGGCCGAGAAAGGCTTTTGGGGTTGGCCAGTCCATCGGTCTGTTTAAGAGAGAAGTTGTTTTTTCGCACTTTACACTTTTTTTATGCCCATCCTGCGGGCCAAAAGCCATCGCCAACAGAGTAAAGTTTTCGGGTGGGTCTCAAAAATGGGTGTAAAGCATGCGCAAAAAAGAGGGCTAAAATCCCCCTTTTTCGGCAGGTGAAGAGCGGGACGACGATTGACGTAAAACGCCGGAAAGCAAGCACCCATAAGGCTTGGACGCCAGTTCTGCAATTGCTGTGCGCGACTAGAACTGTCATTTGCCGCCGTGTTTTACACACGCAGACCCTTTATCTAAGCTGTTTGGATAGGCACAAAGCACTTTACACCGCCCTCCCGGCCCTCCCGATTTTGACATCCGCGCATTGGCATGAGCGAACCGTCCAATATCACCCCGGAAATGGCCGAGCGCGTGCTCGAAGCCAACTGGAAGAACGTCATCCGCCGTGTCTCCACTGGCAAAACCCTCAACGCCACGGAACTCGGGATATTGAAGGCGCGCGCGGCGAACAGCCGGGACACCGTAACCACTGCCAAGGATGTCACCGACCTCGCAGAGATTCTCTCGGTTTCACGACAGACCATTCACACCTGGCTAAAACGCAAAAGCGCTCCCAAGGTGCAGGCAGACGGCTCCCACCTCGTGCTGGCGTGGCGGCAGTTCATCGAAGTCAACGGGTTGAAGGGATCGACCCTGCACGACGGGGAGGCGCTCAAGGCCCGTAAACTTCTGGCCGAGGTTGAGGATCGGGAATTGCGGGTCGCACTCAAGAGGGGCGTCTACGTTGTCAAAGGCGAGGTGGAAGCAGAGTGGCACCGGCGCATGGCGGTCTTGAAGAACCTGCTCTACGCCAAACTCACCTTGGAACTGCCGCCGTTGTGCGCGGGCCAGGATGCGATTGCAATCCAGCAGATGAATCAGACCGCGCTGGATGCTGCGCTCACTGAGGCGGCGGGCGCGTGACCTTTTATGACGAACTCTGGCGGCGGGTGTGTGTGCCGCCTGACCGCCGTCCCATCTGGCAATGGGCGGAAGAGCATATCAGGGCTATCCCGTATTCGCCGAGTCCCGGCGCGTTTCGCGTGGCGAACTCTCCGCAGATCAAAGCGGTGTTCGAGGCGATCACGGACCCACGGGTGCGCGTCGTGTCGATCATCGCGGCGGTGCAAGCTGCCAAAACGCTGGTTTCGGAAATCTCGCTCGCCTACATCATCGCCAACATGCCGGGGCCCACGCTCTGGCTCAATGAGACGGACGAGGATGCGCGGGATCAGAGTGAGTCCCGGTTGCAGAAACTCTTCGACGTGTGCGCCCCTGTCCGAGCCCTCTACCCGGCCAACCGGCATAAAAAACGGAACACGACGATCCATTTTGCCAATGGCATGACGCTCTGGATCGTGGGGGCACACAACAAGACGAACCTTCAGCGCCGTTCGATTCGCTGGATTTTCGCCGATGAGACGTGGAACTATCCCACCGGTCACATGGCCGAGGCCGAAGCGCGGGTGACCGCTTTCGGCTGGTTGGGCAAGTGCATTTTCATGAGCCAGGGCGGCGAGGAAGATGACGACACCCATCGGAAGTTTGAAACGACCGATCAGCGCGAGTGGACGTTCGCGTGTCCCGAGTGCGGGCATCGGCAGCCGTTCAAATGGGAGAATATCGAGTGGTCAAAAGACTGCCGGGACGAAAACGAGCAGTATGACTTCGCACGGGTGCGTGAAACGACCGCCCTGCGGTGTGAGGGTTGCAATGTCTACCTACCCGACAGCGATGAGACGCGGCGGCGGTTGAACGGCACCGGGTTGTTCGTCGCCCAGAATCCCAAGGCGGCAAAGGAGAATGTCGGGTTCCATTGGAACGCGCTGGCCACGATGCCGTGGGGAGCACTGGCGGAATTATATCTTCGGGCAAAGATGGCGGCGCGTCGGGGCGACCTGTCCCTCTTGCAGCAGTTTATCCAAAAGCGGCTCGCGCTGCCGTGGCGGGAGTTCAGCGACGATCACGAGGTGGAGATTCCGCCATCGGACTACAAGCGGGGCGACCTGTGGGATAAGGAAGCGTGCGTCGATCACCGGGGACGCATTCTCCCGCCGCCCCATCCCGAGCGGAGCGTTCCATTGCGGATGCTCTGCGCCGACATCCAAAGGGACTGTGTCTATGCAATTGTGAGGTCGTGGGCGGCGGATGGTTCCTCGCGGTTGATCTGGAACGAGCGGCTCCTCACTTTTGACGATTTGGAAACTTTGCAGGAACGCTTCAACATCCATCCCTCGCTGGTGTTTGTGGACTGCGGCTATGCAACTTCGCAAGTATACGGCGAGTGCGCGAAGCGAGGTTGGATCGCTTTGATGGGCGATGCGCGTGGCACGTTCGTTCACCGGGTCAAAGGCAAACCGCCCGTGCAGCGGTTCTATTCGCCGCGCCGTAAGGTAGTTTTAAGACGGGATCTGATTTGCTCGATGTTTTACTGGAGCAACTTGGCGTGCAAAGACACGCTTTCCCGACTGCGCCGCAATCAGGACCCGGAGCGCGGCCCTACTTGGGAACTGCCCTCGGACATCGACGCAGATTATCTGGCGCAGATGCAGAGCGAGCACCGGGTGAAAGAGAAGAGCGGCAAATGGGTGTGGAAACAGATCGGGGACCGGGCCAACCATTTCTTCGATGCGGATTCCATGTCCGTCGCGGCGGCCTTCATGTTGAAACTGATCGGCGCTGAATCCATCAGCCCGGAACCGGAGGTTGCGAAGTAATCAAATGCTGTGCCTGCCAGCCCGCGTCGCCATCAACTTAAGTCAGATAGATGAGTGGAAGTCATTCGGGATAGGAGCGAATACAGCACCATGAAAACGACGCCAACCACCAACGCCACCATGAAATCCGAAATCATAATTTGGTCTGCAATAGGGCACACGCCCATCACTCACCGCAGCGGATCATACTGCGACGTTCTGCTTGAAACCGTCAGGGAAGTAAAGAATCCGGAAGAGGCCCGCGAGATCGTCAAGGAACTGATGCGGAGCACGCCCGGTGCCGACACAGCCCACTTCAAGCTCCCTGAATTCTGGAACCAAAACACCCGCACGGGTTGGTTGAAAATCTCCGAC